GCAGGCCTAACGGAGCCTAGCAAACGAAGTTTGTATCGTACAAACAGCTGGCCACATACAATAGGTGTTCCTGTAGCAGCTCCTTTTACACCATTCAGTGCATAAATTAATTTGCCAGGTGAATATAAATTTTTATCAATTGGACCAAGCCCGTTAAAGGTGTTGGAATTAACAATACGATAAGTTTCAGGCGTATTAGTGAGACCTACATTATAGGTATACTTGGGGACAGTGAATCCAACAACATCCCCTGAGGGAAATCCAAATCTTTGTAAGGCTCTACCACCCTCAGTTCCTGCATACACAGGGGCGAGAATGGCTTGTTCGCTTTGCAAAAAAGCTTCTTGAGTTGCTGGTGCTACATCAACATAATCTCCAGTAAAAGCCATCATAAATCCTCCAGCCTGTGTAGTAGGGACTGAGGGAACATAAGTGAACTCGCAATCTAGTATCTGATAATGAGTAAATGCAGCAGCTATGGTGCCTAACCAGGGAATACCAGTGCTACCTGGGTAAAATTGCTGGTTTGCTGCGACATAACCATCAGTGGACGTTTGTACCACTGATAAGGCTTCTGTCTTCTCAACTATCATGCTCTGGACTCCATTGGTGGTTGTCATTGAAGAAGTTATAGCCCTGTTTTGGCTAAACCTCTTCTCTACGTTTTGTCCACCAACAAATCTTGTTAATCTTGACCCACTCTCAGAAGGTGCGCCAGTCTTAGCGAGTTCTCTCTCAAGCCTTTTAATTTCCTGTCTCACTTCTCTCTGAATATCGGCAAGAGTATTTGTCATGCTGCTGTTCGTAGGAATTTTTGGAATTTTATTTCCGTTTCTTAATTTTGGTGCCATTGTTTTCTTATAATAATAATAATAATAGTAAATAACTTAATAGTAATTAAACTAAGCAATAAATATAAATAGTAATCTATTTTGAAAGTGGTTAATTTTCAACCAGGAGTGACAACTCAGTATACTCCTGTTGAGAATCATCAATACTGCACCTATTTAAACATATATGGGAAAAATTCTTTTCTAACTCTATTTGTGTGTCAGGTAGTATATTAAAAGCAAGCCAGAAACTATACCTAGATTCATCACTAATAATTCTCTCCTTGTACTCCAAATTGCCAGCCATTCTTGAAAATCCACTTTCCCGGTGTGAAATAAGCGTGTTGTCTTTGTGTTTTATTCTATGTGTATTGTTCTTAGGAAATATGTTGTAGAAACTATGAAGCACTGGAATACCAGTTGTCAAAGCCTTGCCACCTTGATTCATCGCATCAAGCCACATAGCTTTTATCTTTGAGTTGCTTAAATCTAGAGTTGAACAAAGATCTTTTCCAATGGAAACTCT